TCAACTAGAAATTGTCTAGTATTATTAACAGCCCATCTTCTTTCACTTGGCATTGTCATTATCTATTGGCTCCAATTCGGCTTGCATTTTCTCTGATTCAGTGCTGTCATGTGATCTCTTATATTCATCGTTGTCATAAGGATCTTCTCTCCCATGATCTTTAAAGATTTCGGGCTCAAGCTTCTTCAATTCTTTTTTTACTATCTTCTCGAGTACCTCTACGTCAGGCATCGTATCATGATCTTCCTCTATTTCTACTCGCTTTGCATCTTCAAGATCATCTGACTCATCTCGACCATCATTGGTATTCCAGTCAATTTTGTCATAGTTTGTGCTATAGGACTTCTCATCAGAGCTTCGACGCTCGCTCCCTTTGCCGCCATGCCAGTTCTTAGGTACGGAAGGCATTAGACTATAATCTTCTTAACAGGCGCATGGATCAGATTCGGATTCATGATGCCGTTGTAAGCTTCTATCATCGCGTCTTCGCATTCAAGTGTGAACATGTGATGCTCGTTCTTGATAGAAACAGGTCCTGCCTTAGCATAGCTCATGAATGGCATGAATCCTAGCTTACCGTCTCCGGTAGGCATCAGGCTTGCTGCTTTTGTGACCACTAGGTGATCGTTAAATTGTTCTACTTCTCCAACTAACTCTTCGCCGCTAGTTAGCCTTATTAATTGTATCATTTAGACACCTCTCTTTCCATTAAATTATATGGACAGTCAAACTCAACGCCATACACTCCGCGATATTTGTAGGTCATGTCTAGATTGCCACGTTTAGCTCCTACTGTATCGTATTGTTCATTGTACCTTGGAAGATACTTCATGATTAGTTTTGCTTCGAGATCTAATATCTGAAGCTCTGTTCTCATAGCTGGTGTTACCAACCACTCAAACTTCCAGTCATCTTTCAATGCTTTTCTAAATTTGGTCATCGTGTAGCCTCTTATCATTCCAGCATTGCGATGGTTTGTCTCTAATTTGTCGAGCCCGAGACCTGAGCTTCCTACGTAAATAATCATAATGTATAGTAGACTGTAATCTCCTCTCCTGGTTCAATTGGTCTAGTTGTATATAGTTCTCGCTGATCACCGTAATGGTAATGTACATTCGTAACGATATAACAATTAGGGTTCTCTGAATGATTAAGGAAGCCGCCTAGCGGTGTTCTTATCCATTCGCTTCTGTTAGTTTCCCATATATGAGTCTCACCTAAGTAGACTCCTGCTTTGATAAAGTCTTGAGATATAACTCCAAGGCCTTCTACTCGTGAATTCATGATCGTTAGCGGTCTTGGTAGTGGTCTATAGTTTGATTTATCAAAGGGCTTAGCCATTATTGTGATACCTGTTAAACAGCCATGTCTTACGAGCGATGGCTAGGGTGAAAAAGATGACAGTAGCTACAACTGATCCTTCTATTGGACTCAGTCCTTTATAGGCTATAAAGGTTAACAGTGCTACGTTCACCGTAAAGTTAATTAGGGTTGATAGAGCAGTATCTACAAGCGAGAAATTAACGCCTTTGTTCTTTAGGCCTATTCCTCTGAACTGCTTCTTGCCTAGTTGATAGTATCTGCTGAGGCCTCTTCTGTCATACCATCTCATTGGTCAACCTTCCAATTAATGTTTGACTCTTGAGTCATCTCTTTCAGATCTTTAACAGACAATATAGGACGATGGGAGCTGTTTCTATCTACATAGTTTTTCATGAAGGCTCTCAACTCTCTGCTAACAGATGTGTCGTTGGCTTCACACGCATCCTTAAATGAATGCTTCTCTTCATGGGTTACTTTGATCAGTAACTGCTTTTCACGTTTCTCTTTCATATTTTTCTTCAAATTACAGTTATTATATATATTTAATATATAGCTTATCTATATATCATAGGAGAACCAATGCAACAACTGTTTAATTATATCGATTCTATCATGCTCGAAGCACGAATTGAAAATGTTTGGTCTATTGTAAGCGATTAGATCTCTGGCGGCCTCTATCAAAAGCCTGAGCTTCCATTCTTAGCTCTTTCTTATTTCTTCGGATAGCTTCATCTTTCTTACGCCTTCTCTTTTGAGCTGGCTTCTCATAAAACTCATACTTCTTTAAATCCTTTAAAAGACCTGATCGTTCAACTTTCTTCTTGAACTGTCTTAACAGCACATCAAAAGGAGGCGGACCATCATGCTTCTTCTGGAACTTATTTCTATACCCTCCACCTGTGCGGTTGTTGGCGTTGAAATTTCCTCTTGGTTTATCGCTTTTATACATAGTCTTTTAGTTTCTCCGTTAGTATATGATGAGCTGGTGTCCATCCTAGATCAAGTAGCTCAACAGGCCTTGCATGAGTGTGTTCACGCTCACCTGTGACCTTCTTCACTGGGAATGGTCCTTTTCCGAAATGCTTAACCATATCAGCTACGCTGACAGGGAATCCGGTGCCTACATCTATCGCTCCTCTTAGATGTCTGCCTTTTTCTATTATAATATCGATTGCTGTACAGACGTCATCAACGTGTGTCCAATCTCTAGTATGATCTGTTACATATTTAATCTTATCGTTCAGTAGAGCATCAAAGAACATATCCTTTCTGCTATTTGGCCCATAAACTGTATGGAATCTTAAGCCTACTGCATCTAGCTTCTCACACATCATCTCACATACCTTCTTAGTCGTAGCATATGGGCTCATGTGCCAATCGTAGATACTTGAGCTGCTAGCATATATGAGTTTACATGGCTTGAGCTGATCATCTTGAATCTCTATAACCTTCTGAGTTCCTACAACATTCCTTTCCCAGAAGAGCTCTGGAGCATCATGCGATCTCCTGACTCCAGCTTCAGCACCTAAGTGCAGGATGATATCATAGTCAATGCTATACTCACCCCATGTAGGTCTTGAGTCAGATGTAAATCCTTCATACAGATCTATATCATATTTGTCTTTGTATTTCTCAAAGAAAGTGGATGCTATGAATCCATTTCCGCCTGTAAGTAGTATTCTTTTCATTTATAAAATATGTGATTATTGATCACAACCGTTTCGTTGAGTGAGCTGTTCCAATAAGGTGACACAGCGTCAGAGTGATAATGAGTTGATCCTTCAGTGAAGTCAAATATAGGCCCGTCTAAGAAATTGGTCGCTATGAGTACACACTCATCCCATGTTATACTATCTGTAGGTATGTCTGATTTGCCATCACAGAACCAGCTGAAATGACATTTGTTACGGACAGGCACTTCAACGCCTCTCCAATTCTCTCTCCACTGAGCTTGATATACTACTCCGCAGATTGTATTAGGATATGATCTATGCCACATCCTGTTCATTGTTACATGAGCTACGGCTAGCTTTCCTGCTAGAGGCTGATTGCCTGACTCATAGTAGATGTTCAAAGCTAGACATTCAGTCTGCTGTGGAAGAGGATCTATGTATAAGATCTCTTCTTCTGGAGTCATCTTCAATAGATCAGGCCTTGGCCATTCATAATCTAATGGTCCAATTTCATGCCCATGATAGGTAGTCATTGGAGATTCTACTGTAGCTGCTGACTGAGGCATTGTGAGTAGTGCTAGAGCTATTGCAGCAATGGATAGTAATCCTATGCCGATATCTGTTCTGTTAAGTTTCATTAGTGACCTCCCGGTATTGACAAAATGGTAAGACAGCTCCTAAGAACTGAGTCCAATATTTATATGCTACGGTATCCGAGGATCTTAGTTTGATCTCTTTAATCAGATATAGTCCATCTGTTGTATCTGGCATGTTAGTCTCGACAAATGTGATATCAAGTTTTGGATAATCCTTCTTAAGCAGCTCTTTCATTTCAGCATTCGCTGGCGGCAGTACTAATACTCTCACCGATTGTCCATCACACTCTTTCATGAGATCAAGAAAATACTCTTTCTGAATCTTACCGATGATTGCATTGTGGACAGGCTTGTATTGTGAAAACCTAATTGATGGGTGGAAGGCTAATTTACGACCTTCTTCAGACATATGGAAACTATTAAGACCAGTAACAGCTTTCTGGTTTACTGGTTCCTTAACCCACATGCGATGCTCACTAGCAAACAGCTCATAGAACGTGTCTGCGAGCATTGAAGCGTAACCGTATACAACTGTATTAGATTTCTTTAGTCTTCCCATTCTCTATCATAATATAAGTGAGTCAGCACATCCTCTAGACCGTAAGCCTCAACTTCCCAAGGCTGTTGTCTGTATTCTGTTAACTGACAATCAAATTTGTAGTCACCTTTGCGGTAAATACTATCTTTAGTGAGATTGATCTCACCGAATATAAACTGTTTAGCATGGACAACCTCATGTGCGATATTGACAAATAAGTCTCGCTCTTTTGTTAGCCATTTCTTAGCTCCTGCTCTTTCTGATTTAGTATAGCGTCTTGCTAACTGTATCTTGATATCAGATTTATCACCCCAGCAGTATCCAAGAATACCTCCTTTCTCTAGAGTGTCGACAAAGTGCACATCAACTTCTACTGTGCGCCTTAGTCTCTTTGCTACATTAAAGTAGCTCAATATGTTATACACGAATTCTTCTACTCGTGCTTTGTCTTTCTTACCTATACGTCCGCGGACTTCAGTAATGATCAATCTATTTCCCCTGGTATCGCTTGGGTGCTCTTGTTCCCGATTCATAGCTTATATTATAGCGGATCTCCGGATTTAAGGCAACAACTCATTATCCTACAGCCTCTGTGACTCCAGCTTCTAACTCCCACTGGTCGCGCCACTTGATGAACTCTTGAATCCACTCGTCACGCTTACCAATGAAGATCTGCTTCTCACCTGTTGCACATGCAATGATGAGTACTAACTGAGATATAGGAGTGCCTGTATTCTCTTCATACATGACAGCATAAGCAGCTGCTTGCATGAAGTATCCATCTACCCACTCTTCCTTCTTTGGTCTTGCCGAGGTCTTCCAGTCTAAGACTGATAGTTTTCCGTCATACTCTGCTATCAGGTCTACCGTTCCGGCGACTCTAAGATAGTCTGACATCATCTGACCCTCGATCGACTTAATATTATTTATTTTATCGTTCGCCTCGGACTTAAACTGTTGAAATAAATCATACTCGTTAGGCATATGCTCAGGGAGATCATCACCGACCAGATAATGCTCAATCAGTATATGAGCTTTAGTCCCTTGATTGGTAGCCTTCTTAGTTATTGCATTCGCTGCAGCATCGCCAACTCTAGCTCGCCACTCCTTGATAGCTTTCCGCGACTTCATCGAGGTTATCGACGTCACTGATGGATACGGACGATATTCTTTTTCGTCCGGCCTCACGTAATGTCGCTTCCCGTTGAAGGTTACTCTCTTGAGCTTTGGAAACTCTACTAGGTCTATATTGAATGTTTGATTCTCTAACATATTCTCTCGCTATTATATACTCTTTCACAAAACCAGATCGGACTATATCTTCCTTCTGGAACTCTATCATTGCCATACTCTTCATCTTCGAGAATATTTCAACTGTTTGTTTAAATCCTGACTCTTCTCTATACAGATCAGATTGTCTCATATCTCCGCAAACTATTAATCTACAATTCCTTCCTAATCTAGTTATGATTGAGTTCATTTCATGATCGTTCATGTTCTGGCACTCATCTACCATTACTACTGCATTATCTATTGTAATGCCTCTGACATAAGATGTAGGAAGGAATTCAACTGACATCTTCTGCTTTAAAATCTCGTACGCGTCCCCTCTTTGGAATAATTGCCCGAAAATTTGTTTATAAGGTGCTTCATATACTGCTGTCTTATCATCTTGCTTACCAGGAAGGAATCCAATATCACGAGTAGGTACAGCACTACGAACAATAATAAGTTTATCGTAGTAGCCGTCAAGGACATCGCGTATGCCAAGATAGCAACTAAGGAAAGACTTGCCAGTGCCAGCATAACCCATGAGGTGAAGATGCTTCTTATTTTCATAAGCATCGAATACCTTCTGTTGGTTGTCTGTTACTGGATTGATTATCCTTGGTCTGAATTGACGTGTGTAGTTGGTGTTCTGATCTAGAACATTCTGCATCTTTAGTGAACGTGATTGCTTTCTGGTGAGTCGAGGTTTGTTTCGAGACATTAATACTCCTTGAGAACATTAACCTTTACCTCCGGAGAAACCATGCTTATTTGCGACTTTATCGATCGCAATACGCTTGGATGATCTGGTGTTATATTGTTTGTCAACTTTCGAGTTGGGGTTAGCATCACCTATTCGCTTCATCATGTCATTGAATCCGCTGTCATTTTTAGTCAAACCGAGACCGACAGTATCGCCGGAGAATCTGGGTGCATGTGTTATGATTTGTTTAAGGTTCGGATTGTCAGCTAGATAAGTTAATCTCTCCGACATAGATAGAAAGGCTTCATGCTGCTCGCCGGTAATCTCATCTTCAAAAGCATAAGTTGGCATATTAGTAGTTACCTCTCATGTGTTTATTTAGGCTACTCACCGTTAACATATTCATAGATTTCCTTCCATCCTTGAACTCTTTTTACCTGCCAAGGCTCTTTCCAATCTCTGTTATAAGGAGCATCTATTAAGAATACATCCATTCCCATCTTGACACCTTCCATGGCATTATCTGGCTTATCTTCAACCCAGATAGCTTCTGTATCTCTCCACTCATCAAGAGCTCCATCTTTATCAGAGCCTGTATCAAGTGTGATCACTCTATCAATAGCATTACCAAAATGCTTCTCTAGGTTATGCTTTCTCAGCTTAACTGTCTCTGGATCTAATGAGAGGCTAGTAACTACATCAAGTGTAATACCCATCTCTTCATATAGCTTCTTAACGTACTTAACAGCATCGCCTTGAGGCTTTAAGCTTCCTATTCTGCTTGAGTTACAAAACACTCTAGGTAAATAGAACAACTCTTGAGGTTGTCCAACTGGAGCTTCTGGACCATATTTGTGCTGTATATCGTAAGCTGTGGGATTTTGTGGTGTTAGTCCAAAGTGGAATTTCATCCATTTATCAAATGAATAAGCCCAATCAAGGAGCACTCCATCGCAATCTGTTATTATCTTTTTAGTCATAGTCATAGCTTAGTTCTTTATTATACATATATTATAACCGATATCCGGATTTAAGGCAACTGTTATTTACCTATCTTATGACATTATATCTTATTGATTTCCAATGAGTTAGATGTGATTCTTCATCTTTCCACTCAAAGTCTTGATGATCATGTGCACAGGTCCTACCTAATCCACGTGATTCTAGGTCGAGCATATGCGCATGGAATTCCTTTACTCTCGTCAGTCGATCCTTCTCATGTGGATCTACCACATCCTGCACTAATCTTGAGAACCAGAAGAACTCTGAATAATCATATTTTAGGCCGAAGCGTAGAAATGAGTAGTCGTTACCATGATATCCTATGAAGGCTTGATCGTAGCCTCCTCTGTTATGAAACTCATTAACAGAGACTAGAAAGGAATTGCGGCCAATCTTAGGACCATAGTTACCAGGCATGTAAACATACTCATCATCGAGTACAGGAAGTACTCGTGTTATCGCCATCAGATTATTAAGAGTGACGACCCAATCAGAATCTATCAGCAGGTTCCATTTGTTCTGAGTCTCTTTCATGAGACAGTTCCTAGCACCTTCGTTATTCCATCCCAGGTCCTCTGGTATGTGAATCACTGACCAGTGGTCAGGTACATAAGATTCCATGAGTGGATACTCTTGAGAGCCATCATCGATTACTGTGTATTCAAAGTACTTACCATCAGGATCAATAGCATTATACCACGCAAAGATTCTCTGCATAACCGGTTGGTTATTATAGTATGTGTAATTAAGCCTTAGCTTACCTTCATGCATAGCAGGATACCATCCACTTAAGCCTTGTGAATGGTTCTTTATACCAGTAAAGTTATCAAAGTAATCTGTATCGCTGATGGTGTTGGCATCAGCAGGACCATTTAGCATTAGCTTGCTTTCTTAGTTTTCTTCGCGGCTTTCTTTACTACAGCAGGTAGTAAGTCTGGGAATGCTTCTCTTACTAGCGACTCAGTGATACCTTTGACAGGCTCTTGCTTCTGAGACATTCTGATAAGTAGTTTAGCATCTTGTGGATGAACTGACTCTAACAATTCAAGCCAAAGCTGTTCTCTTTTAGACTGAGTCGCTACTGGCCTTCCATTCTCTACAAATATATCTAACTTCTTAGCTAGATTTAGTAATCTAGTTTCTACCATAGTGCTGTCACCTTCTGAATAAGGTGGCTGACTATCAGGTAGTAAGAACTTGATATTAGAGCTGAATGCTCCTTGTAGTATTGTCCTAACTGCGTAGTTGTCACAAACCTGTTGTAGGTATGCTACTTGCTTCGCTCTAGGGCTGTATGAGACGCATGTGTTAAATAACTCATAGACGCCTTTTGTATTTCCTGTTGACATAATTAATATTCTCCAATGTGTTCAACTAAACCTTTTAACTTGTATTCGATGAAGTAATTAAATAGCTTCTCTCTACCATTAGCAGGCTTTTCAAATTGCTCTAATATATTTAGCTTGATCTCTTCAGGTGTTTCTGTCAGATCAACAAGCATCTTATTACGGGCAAAGTTTCTTTTATGCTCTTCTGACTCCAGATGAACATCTCCATTCTCTTGTACGACTTTATTAATAAACGTCTTACGTAAGGGCTTTTGACGACTGTTAATAAAACAATCATCCTTAGATAGTATATTTGGTATACCATCTCCTCTATCACCTTTGAGTATATGTTCAATTAAGAACTTCTCAGGTTCCGAGGATGTAACAAACTTCTTAAGCACAGGATTGTATTGTTTTACATTCGCATACTTCTGTAGTTGTACAAAATCTTTATCACCAGAGAGAATTAAAATAGGCTCTCCAGTGTTTAAAGGCTTTCCAAATTTGTGGCAGAGTGCACCGATGATATCATCAGCTTCTGCACCTGAGGCCTCTATAAACTTATACGGAAAGATATCTCTTATCTCTCCTTTAATATTGTTAAGAGCTGACCAAATAGCTGTCCAGTCTAGCTCTGACTTATCTCTCCAAGCCTTGCGATGTGCTTTGTAGTATGGAAAGACGTCTCGACGCCAGTAATGCTTATCATCAGTTGCTATAACTAACTCACCAAACTCTTCGAAGAACTTCTTACGATATCCTTTGATAGCATTCAATACCATATGTCTGATTATACTCTCATCCATCGGTATGTTATGATGTGATCCAATCTGTGCCATCAGATTGGAGATCATTACTTGATTCAAATCTACTATAATCACTTACTCACCTCTTCTCAATGTACTCATTATATATTATATGAACTTTTAAGTGTGAAGTCAACTGTTATTCGTCGTCAAAGAACTCGTCTTCCATTTGGAAGGTTATATCAGCATTTAACGGGTTTATATGTTCCATAGCATAATCTTGTAATGAATGTTTACGTCCATAGATTCTTGATATTGTTGATTTAATTGCTTCGTGAATCAGCAATAGGTCGCGTTGAATATATTGATTTTCAACTGATGGGATGTTTGCAGAATCGAGTCGGTTGAATACCCCCAGACTTATATCTAGAGCTACATCGATAATAAGATTATCTGTCTCTTCGATCGCATTGAGTTTCCTCTGGTCCGCTGTAAGCTTGGTGCCAGGGAATGGTATTACTTGTCCCATATTATTATTTAGCTTTTCTTTTTGACTTAACAACACCTTCTCCTGTAGCTTTTACTGTACCACGATGTGGTAATGGTTTTAAGCCGAATGCTCTTCTCTCATCATTATCCATCTCTGCTGTCCATACAACTCCTACGTCAGGGTAGTGCACTCCAATGCTTCTCTTAGGTCGATTAGGTAGTACACCTTTCTTCTTATCTTCACCGTGATGGTAAGCCATTGCTACGCATGTGAATCTAGTCTTCTTGTCCATATTCGGCCCTTGAAATAGTGATGTGTAGCTTCCACTACGTAAGTATCCTTCTAGCTGGTTCTGATAGGACTTCCAGGTTGTATATCTTCCTAGTGCCTTCTTATCCGACCCCCACTTGTAGGCTTTGTGAGCTGCTGATGCATGCTCCTTGACCTCTTTGATCCAAGATCTAACATTTACTAATGACAATGGATCGTCATCTGGTAATGCTACAACGCTTTCAGCATAATGAACATACTTGGGAGGACCTTTCTTCTTTCTAGCCTCCGCTAATCTAGCAACCAGCACCTCTTTCTGCTCAGGTGTGATCTCTCTCTTTTTCTTATAAGCCATAATAAACTCCTAGTATATACGTCCGTTACTTTCTTTGAGAAATACAAAGATAGAACTGTTTAGATATCCTATTATAGTAGCTTTCTTACTTTATGGCAACTGTGTCGGTTTCGATGACGAGTGATTCTAGCAGGCCTTTCCACTCTATTTGACGAGCATCCCATGTGTAGAAGCTATCAGCATACACCTTCTGCATTCCTAATCTCTGACCCATAAGAGCTGCTTTGTCTTTATTCAGATAGAGCTCTATTGCTTCTATCAGACATGTACCAAATACTCTAGCATGCTCATTAATGTCTTCATTGAACTGATACATATATGTCCAGTTAGCTGCTGTCTCTGGTAGAGCACCTAGGTTAGAATGCACGCACATAAGGCCTGCGCTCATTGCTTCCATTAATGATATGCAACTAGTCTCAGTCCAAATGCATGGGTAAGCGAAGATGTGAGACTGTTGTAGAGCGTCTCTGACTACTGTGTTAGGTTGGAATCCATGATATGTGATCTGTGGATGATCTTCACAATGCTTGAACAGCTCTTCATATTCTTTATCTCTTTCTGGCCATCCATAAGCATCGAATGATGAGAATACATCTAGATGTAAATTTGGATACATCTTAGCTATCTCTTGAAACACTGGAAATAATATCTCTAAGCCTCTATGAGGTGTAGTGTGATATATTAGTCTTAGCTGCTTCTCAGGATCTGGTTTATCTTGATGAGCTATTGGTACAATAGCATTCTTTAATACTACAGATTTACTATAAGGTACTCCAAGATAATTATGGTACTGCTGTAGCTGCCAGTGAGATACAAATACTAGTTTTGAGAATTTATCCCATCCTCTGACGCCGTCAGGGACGCCATCTTTAAGATGCTGTGATTCAGGATCATTAGGTAGATCATGCAGCCATAAAATCTGCTGCTTAGTCTCATCTATCTCTCTCACTCTTGAAGGGATAATCTGAAATTGATTTAACAATTCTGGGTCAAGACGTTCAGCCAAGCCATATTTCATTAGCTCGGTGCCGCCATGTGCGTTTCTATCTAACTCATTTGTTTCAACACCAGGCTTGGTGTCTACGATTTCTAGTTTCATAATATATCCTAATCATAAGGCAGCATTTCTAAGTAATCTGAGAACTGTTCATAGCCACCGATCGCTTCACCATCTATTCGCACCTGGGGAAAGGTACGAGCAGTAGGAAACTGTTCGAATAGTTCTTCTCGTGTAAAATCTTTATCTAGTTGTTTGTACGTGAATTCAACATGCTCAGGATACTCATCCTTTGCTAGTTGTGCTAGGTACTTTGCTTTATCACAGAAAGGACATTGCGTCTTTCCGAATATTTCAATTAGCATGTCTTCCTCTATCTGTCTCAATGTTCGTGAATGTATCTTTACATTCGTAATATCATGTGTCATCATATATTTATGCTGTTAATAATGTAGTTTACTAATATACATCCGCACCAGAGGCCTAGTACTAATGATATTACAATCCTTGCTCTATGTCCTTCCATGTTATCGCTATTCCTCTTCGTGCTAGTTCATTTAAGCACTTCTGTTTTACTTTTGGTTTCGGGCCTTCGTTTATATATTTAAAGAGCTCCTCTTTAGGAGTTCCCTTTATCCAATAGTGAGTCGTAGTTGAGTGGCTTTCACCTCTTCTCCTGGTTGTTTGCGATGGTTTGAATTTGATAGGCATAATGTATAATTTAAGATGATATATCCTGGGTGCTGATTGATATAGAACCAGACACTAGGTTGGCATAAAACACAGCGCGCTCTGCTTCATGCGGGGTTGATTGAGTGAGGAACAAGTCTTTGTTGGCCTCGGTTGAGAAATGATATGTATACATCCCTTGAGGCGATACTGAAGTTGTTCTACCAGGATTAATAATCTCAAAGGTTACATCATCACCATAAGTTGTATTGCCTGATGCAAAATAGTTAGCATTAAATAGGCTCACTAGATATGGATTAGGTAGTGTGATATCAGGACACAGGGCAAGTAGCTCTGCTCTCCATACCGCTCCGTGAGCTGCAGGTGTATTCTCACCTTCCGTATTCAGCTCTGAACTAGGTGGCATTGTTAATGTTGATTGTACTGTCCATCCCATGATTAGTTACCTTTCTCTAATTGTTTAATTCTTTTGTCTATAGCTTTCATCTTCTTCTGAAATGCTGCTTCTCTATCTGGATGAGCCATAGCCTCTAAGCTATCTACTCTCTCAGCTAGTAATGGATAATCTACTCTCCACTTAGCGTCCTTCTTTGCTATCTCTATATTATATTTATCTGCCAGGTATTCCATGAAGGTATCTACCTTTAATTGAAACCATACACCTGTCTTTGTATTCTGAAACCACTTATAAAAACTGCTGCCTATCACGCTGCTCAGTATACTTCTAAGTGCTAGTATTATTAGAAAGTTCATACCCTTTTCTCCACTCGGCATATATTCTATTGCCGGTATCCCATTCAAGGTGAACTACTTCACAACCGTTATCATCTGCTAGTCTAATATTCTCAGCAAATGTCCAATGATAGAAGTCTATATCTTCGACTCCTTAAAAGGGATGATCAGCAATGCCAGGATTTTGTCTCCAGTATATTCTACCACCTGGTTTAATTTGATCTACAAAGTTGGTCACTTGTATCCTAATCTTTAGTTCATTACCAAAATTAATAGATCCTAATGCTAATCCTACATCGAACTCTTGTTGATTAGGGCTTAAATCAAAGTCTTCTATTGCTACTTTGATGTCTGCACAATCATTATAAGGATCGATACCTAGTAAGCGTTCACCAAAATGCGATTTAAATTGATTGTATCCGCATCCGACATCAAGTACTCTCTCGCCGGGGTGTATCTTATTTAGCAGATCCATCCCAGTCAACACATATTTTGAATCTGGTGCTTGCTTCCAGATGCCACTGAAATACTCTTTAAGAGTCACGACACGCCTGTTTAACAACCGCATCTAGAGGCTGTGATCTAACAGACTGTACATACTTCTTATTAGCATCTTCTTCGATAATCTCAGAGCACTTCCTTATATCAATAGGCCAATCCAAGTCTTTTTGGACCTTCTGTAAGTACTCATGTTTGAATACCTGCAATGTCTCGTATGATAAGAAGTAATCAGCATATAGATGTGGAAGCTGTCTAATGAATGTGTCCATTGTGACATTACCTCTTACTCTCTTCTGCTGTGCTTCAAGTATATTCTTGTCACGTGACAGAACACAGAGTGTTACATCAATCTCAAGCTGATCCATCTGCATAATAAACTGGTTATACATAGGAATTTGTGGTGCACCATTTCTCCAGTATGGACATGAGATAGATGTGACATTAAACTCTTCTTCAAACAGGCCTGGATATATGAGAGACGGATCAGCCCAATACTTATTAAATGGTTCTTTGTTATGCCCCTCCCAATATTCTTCATTATTCCATCCATTAGATTTCCAATGAGTGTTAAAGATCTTAGACCACAGATGATTACCTGCGCCCTGAGGGCCTGTAAGTATTAATAGTCTCTTAGCCATAATTTTCTAATGTCTCTGAGTAGCTAGCTAGTTTACATACTAGCGGTGTTCCGAATACAGCCACTAAGGTTGCTTCAAAGTTTAATCCCATGCCATATTTGATTAGCATTGAGGATACCAATCCTACTACTAGTCCTAAAGCTAAACCATTTCCTGTAAAGAAGTGTGGTTTAAATACTGCTGTAGCTGATGGTATGAATAATGTAGCACCCATCATGCTGAAGAATATAAACAATTGTGTAATAGTGACACCTGAGTTAGCTAATATTACTCCTAATATTGCCAATACAACCATTGCATATCTGGCTCTTGAGATTGCTTGTTCTGGTATAGCAAAATCATTACCAATTAAATTCGTTATAGACGCCATCTGACTATCTAATATAGCTATCAACCCAGCGAATACCATGAAGCAGAACAAAGCTACTAAGGGAGACGGTAAGAACTGTGCTATAACAATAGCATTAGTAACACCTATGAACTCGTCGCCTATCACCATGCCTGAACCAGCAGCTACAAATCCTAGTACACCCATCATTAAAGGGATTACAATAAAGACGAATGAAGCTCCTACAAATGCAGGTATGATTGATCCTTCCTTTAGAGCGAAAGTACGCTGAAAGAATGAATTATCACGCCAAGTTCCGCCAAGGTGTCCAAGGAAAGCAGTAATACCAAAAGAAGTAAAAACACCCCAAGCAAAAGAAGTACCAATAATGGAACTGCCAGCACCCGTACGACCTCCCAAACCAGATATAACAGTATCCAACCCGCCAGAATTATAAACGACCAGGGGTACAAGAAGTAGAACGCCGAACCAAACAACAAGTATTTTAATGATTTCAGTAACAACTGTAGCCTTTAACCCGCTTCGAAAAGCATATAATAATGCAACCGCGGCCATCGCGATTGTTATATAATTATAGCTTATTCCGAACAAGAGTTCAACTGTTGTTGCACCTGCTATCAAATTAATTGCGAATGCACATACAGCTAGTAGTAGCATCTCTACTCTATAGAACCAATAAGCTGGCCCATAGAACTTTTGTTTAATCCATCCAGACATTGTAAAGCCATCTGGTTGACTGGCCCGAATCTTCTTAGCGAATATTGAGAACAATCCTAATGTGATAAAGTTACCTAAGCAGAACCAGAATAGTCCTACTAATCCATTAATATAAGCTTGTTGTGCTGATATAAACAGTCCTGGTGCCCATAACCAAGCAGCTGCGATAGATAATGAGCCTTGCTTAGCATCTAGATCTCTTCTTGCTAATAGAAATGACTCCTTGTCTGTTGCAAAACCTGCTGCATATCTATTAGTTAAATATAAAGCTACACCAGCATACAATGCTAGTAAAGCCCATCCTGCCCAAGCGTCAAATACTGGAAATAAGTCCATTAGAAGCTCCTCGTATACATAACAACATATTGAATCTCCTTAGAGAGTTTATCGTGATTACCATGATTGATCAGTCCAAATGACACTGTGTCTTTATCACTGAGTTTCTGGTCGATAGTAAGTCTGGATCTGTTACCAATATAGGTAGATCCTTGCCATCTAGGCTCTATGAAAAGATTAGCTCTTGTGTCTGGTGTAAATCTATAGTGAGTTGTGAACCTAGGATGTATGCCCCAGTCAGCATCAGGAGCGTGTCCTGGATGTACTGAGTGATCACCTGGAATATAGTTAGCTTTAAACTCAAACTTGGCCATCCATTTGCCTTTGTTCATTGGCTTAAATGCATATATCATCTGATGCCACTGAAGATCTTTGCCGTCTCTTCCTTGATATATTAGCCCGTAAGTCCAGCCCTTGCCTATCTTCTGATAGAACTCAAAGTGCCAGTTATAGGCATTCATCTGCTTCCGGAATTGGAAGAACTGGCTATCGCCTTTCAGATTTATATCTATCTCTGTCTGTTCTGCTGCTTTAAGCGTTGTTGGTAGAATAGCGAAGAACATCGCCATTATTAGTATCATCTTTTTCATTTTTCACCTTTTCATATGTGTATTCAAGTTTGGCCTCATCGACCGATGTAATTCCATGATTCATTGTTATATAAGTCATTGGATCCAGTGCCCAGCTAATCAGATTATCATTCTTAGCTGAATATTCCTCTACAATTTTATATTGCTCCTTACTACAATCTGCATCAAGGAATGCGCAGATGTTTTTAAATGTTTTATAATCGCTACGATATAGATCATCGTAACTGACGTCAAGCACATTAAAAGCTTTTTTAGCGAGTACAGTATTATTTAGCGTATCTGAATACACCTCTGATATGTGTCTTGCTACAATTCCATACCCAGCGCGCTTTCTTAAAGCTGTTGGCTCATCACAATTACATACTCTCTGTAGTTGTTTAAGTAATATAGGATCTGTGCCTACCTTAATATCACGTAGATGTCTAGCAACAGAGTATCCTAGAGTATAACTCGGAGTATGCTCTGATATTACTACACACTTCTTAAAGCCTTGTGATGCAGCATAGTTAATTATAACTTTATTCCATGTATGCATTGAGACAGATTCACCAACCTTAAATTGATCATCACGTCCTTGACCGTTAGTAATAGATCCATTATATATACTTGGGAACAGATGTGCAAAATCATAGTAATAGTCAAGCATGTTAGGATTATCTTTATATACTTCTGGCCAGTAGTATCTGTTAAAGCAACCTACATCTAGATGACCTTGGCCATTCTTTGCTGATGACCATCTGTTAAGATGCGCCATTTGCTCATTCGCCAGCATGGTGCCACCTTTCAGATAGCTTATAAAACAATTAAAGAACTCACCACCGAGTCCTGGTTTATATTTAACTAGATGTTTTGACACGTTTCATATCCCTCACTGAAGGACCACCAATTCTACAATTAATAATCCCATTATAATAATCATCTCTAAGCAATACTTCTCTATCGAATTGCTCTTGAGCTTCCATATATGCACACTCACCTTTAGATTTGCATAGGTGAATAATTTCTCTGTGCATCTCGTCTGTTTCCATGTCTTCGACAAGATGCTTAGATGATCCAAAATAGGTCATCCAATCTGATTCTTTAAGAGTATGTTTACGTCTCTTTCTTGATTTTGTTATTGGTAGTATTCTCTTAGACCAGAAGAACTTCTTACCCACATACTTCATTCCGTTAGTCATATTAGTAATTACATATACAAATCCATACCAATCGCTATCTTCTTGCAGCACAAACTCTTCATCATTATATAACCACATATCAGTAATTCTTATCCAAATCTAGATCAACAAAATCGTCAATAGGTATTGTGAACCCATCTAACTCTTCTATATGCTCTTCTTCTATATCTTCTTTACAGAAGGGGCAATGTAGCATTTCAAATGATGGGTCTTCCCATCTTAACTCATACTCCGCATCACAAGCCGTACAGATGGTATGTTTTACTTGACTCATAGTTCAAATCCTTTAAATGTATTATCGTCAACATCTTTCTTTACACCGCCAACGATATATGATGAAATTTCTGTTTCTTGGGGAGCGACTTGAACGCTCGACCCGGTTATCCAACTCTGAGTCCAAGGTAATGGGTTAGTACCACCCTTAAACGTATGAGCTAGTTTGATTGCTGAGCATCTCTTAGCTGCTATCCATTGCACATAATCTTTAAGTACATTAGCATTTAGGCCAATCATAGAACCATCTTTAAATAGATAGTCAGCCCAGTCGCTCTCTTGCTTAACGACATCTTCAAACATCTCTAAGACCTCATCAGCGCATTCTAATTGTAATTTAGCAAAATCCTTATCTTCATTTACTAATAATTTAAGCATTGAAGTAGTAGACGCTAGGTGAACATTCTCATCTCTAGCTATCAGTTTAATTATCTTAGCATTACCTTCCATTTTCTTAAGTTCAGCAAAAGCCCAACTGCATGCAAATGATACATAGAATCTTACTCCCTCTAATGCATTAACAGCATTAATACACATCCATAAAGCTTTCTTATGTTTATATGACCCGTATCCCTTATTAGCTGTATGTGTGCTCATCTCATTGAAATCCATTAACAGATTATAGTGCTGTGATATACTATCTGCACAATCAGTTATTTGTGGTATGTCTAAGATACCGTCAAAAACAACGGAAGGGTCAGAAAAAATATTACGAATGATATGTGTATAAGATCTAGAATGGATAGTCTCAGAGAAGGACCAAGTTTCAATCCACGTTTCAACTTCCGGTAAAGATACGATAGGTAGTAATGCAAGATTAGGTGCCCTCCCTTGAATAGAATCTAGTAGTATTTGTCTCTTTAAGTTAGAGGTAAATATGTGCTGCTCTGATGCTGTCAAAGCTTTGAAATCTTTTGCGTCACGTAAGATATCTACTTCCTCTGGTCTCCAGAAGAAGCCTAATTGTTTATCAGTTAGTTTTTCAAACTGAGGATATTTCACATCATCGAATCTAGCGATATCGACTTGGCCATCAAAGAACATTTTTCTCTCTTTTGATGGACTATTGTTTACTTTAAAAACGGACATTCTTTACTCTTTTTATTTAGCGGGTTCTTATTAACCCTAAACTGTGCTTCACTTAGGAAGCGATTTTTACTATTTAAATCAGCAGGCATTGGTGACCAATTATTACCTTGACGAGGATAGTTACCATAACCAATATTATCATCTAGATAAGCAAACCAAGCGTATGACTGGCAGGGATCAAAGTCTTCATCTCCAACTCTTCTTAACTCAGGTGGGACCATATTATGGCAATCTGAATCTGTTAGATCAGTCTTTCCTATAACCTTACCTATTTTATGCTCTAACCATTCTGGATTATAATACGGTATGTTTTGTATTGATATCCCATTTACACTCTCAACCTTCTCATCATACTCTTTAAAAAACTCTTGTACCATGAGTGGAAAGTTATCTGGTACATACTCTAATGCATTTACTGCTCTCTGGCCACCTGGAGATACTCCTCGTTTCCAATACATCTCATGCCATTCAATTGTCTTAGGAACTACTTTATGTAATTGATCTTGACTAGCTAAGTTCTTAGCAATTTGAGCTACATATTCATCAAATATATTATGACCAAAGATCTCATGGATAATAATATCGCAAGGTGGCACTATAAAGCTTCTTGCATTATCCAGACCTATCTCAACTCTATCTCCAAATTGTTCCAGCATAGTTTTAACTATAGGAATATATTTTTCATTATAATCTATCGCTATTACTTTCCTAGCTCCATGTTTAAGAGCTAGATATCCCATGATACCAGAACCAGACCCTACGTCTATTACAACTTTATCTCTAGCATACTTCTCTAGGTAAGCATCATATGCCCACATCTTTTCTGGATCAAGAGCGCATCTAATTTCCCAGCAAGCAGGGCCATCTTTAATGATTGGCCTTTCGTTCCCAGGCCCTGTTCGTGTAAATTCAGTTGTAGGGTGTGGTCTAAATAATGCAGGCTTCACAGTCATCTTCATCGATCTCACTTTGCTGCAGTTCAGGCATTTCTTCGTCTCCTGAACCATCAAATGTATTAAAATAATATAATTGCTTTCCACCATACTTATAAAAGAGGATTAAATCTCTCAGCATAGCACTCATAGGTATCTTTTCATCAGGATAATTTACTGGATTATACGATGTATTAACACTGATACCTTGATCAATATATTTCTGTAATATAGCACAGATCTGCATATAACCTTCTGGTGATTTTTGATCCCATAGAAGCTCATACTTATTTTTCATATGTGCTATAGCTGGCACTACTTGTTTTAGTATGCCGTCTTTAGATTGTTTAACTGATACTAAAGCTCTAGGAGGTTCAATACCATTTGTTGCATTTGAGATCTGGCTTGATGTCTCTGATGGCATGAGAGCCATTAGAGTACTATTTCTTATTCCAGTCTCTTTTAATTGAGCTCTTAGTTCATCCCAATTTTGTCTTTCTTTATGAGGAACTAACTCATCAACGTCTGTCTTATAAGTCTGATTAGGAGTTATCCCTAGACTATATTTTGTCTCATGGTTCTTAGGACATGCTCCATACTCAATAGCTAGATCAGCTGATGCTTTAATTAAATAGTATGACCATGCTTCTGCGTACTCATCTATCAACTCTAAATTAGGAGCTGTGTATGTCATATTGTTCTTGGCCATCCAATAAGCAAAGTTAATAATGCCTATCCCTAAAGGACGTCTTGCATTAGTACCCATTTGAGCTGCTATTACTGGATATTCTTGATAACTTAATAATTGATCTAGAGCTCTTACTAATAGATCAGCTGGTTTTTTAAAGTCAGCTGGAGACTTAATATTGCCCCAGTTAACAGCTGCTAATGTGCATAAAGATATCTCTCCAGCTGGATCATTTATATCTTCTAATGGCTTAGTTGGTAGATCTATCTCACAACATAGGTTAGACATTCTAATAGGAGCTTTTTCTTTAATAAATGAGCTATGATCATTAGCATGATCTACATTCATTAAATATATACGTCCAGTATCCTTCCTTTCCTGCATAAAGGATGAGAATATTTCGATCGCAGGTACTTTCTTCTTCCGTATGGAAGTCTTTCTCTCTGCAGCTTCGTAGAGCTCACGGAACTTATCGACATCGGTGTAGAAAGTATCGTTGAACTCCGGTACATCTGATGGGGAAAATAACGTAATGTCTTGTCCATTTAATAGCCTCTCATAGAATACCTTATTGAACTGAACTCCATAATCTAAATGTCTTATTCTATTGTCTTCAGTCCCTTTATTATTCTTTAACACTAGAAGATCTTGCACCTCGAAGTGCCATATAGGATAGTATAAGGTTGCTGCTCCTCCTCTCACTCCGCCTTGAGAGCAAGATCTAACTGCTGATTGAAACATTTTAAAAAATGGTATAGTACCAGTATGAGTAGCATGTCCACCATTAATAGGTGAGCCTAATGCTCTTATCTTACCGGCACCAATACCAATCCCAGCTCTTTTGCTAACATACTTTACTATTGCGCTAGATGTAGCATTTATAGAGTCTAAGGAGTCACCTGTCTCAATTAAGACACATGAGGAGAACTGTCTTACTGAAGTTCTAACTCCAGCCATCACAGGAGTAGGCAAATTGATTTCAAGTTTAGATAATGCATCATACATATCCTTAACATAAGTTAATCTCTCTCCATTATTATATTTGTGGAATAGAGTTGCAGCAATTAACATGAAAGCCATTTGAGGCGTCTCATGAATTCTTCCAGTAGCTCTATTCTTAACTAAGTACTTACCTCTCAGCTGTTCCATAGCTGCGTAAGTTAGATTCTCATCTCTAGTATGATCAATCCATTGATTCATTATCTCAAATTCTTGCTTTGTATACCATTTCAATAATTCAGGCTCATAGAACCCTTTCTTGATGATTCTATTAACATGTTTGTATAGTGAGACAGGCTCAAACTTTTTGTAAACTGTCTTTCTTAGATCATATGATATAAGCCTGCCAGCAACTTGCTGATAATTAGGATTATGCTCATCAATGAGATCTGCAGCTGCTTTAATAATTGTTTCTTGAATTTCTTCTGATGTTATCTTATCATAGAATTGGATATGAGATTTCAATTCTACTTGGGAGCTCGAGACTCCAGTGATTCCTTCACATGCGTATTCGACTACTCGATGAAACTTCTCAATATTGAGAGGCTCTCGCTTTCCGTCGCGCTTGACAACAGTAATTTCCATAATGTACCTTAGTTTATTTTTATTTTTGTTCTATTCGTAATATGCTCTTCAGCTATATCCTCTTTGCTCTGGCCGAAGTAAGCTACAGCATGGTGTTTATTGATCATATCTTGATTGACGTTTATTAATTCGTCAGGCCATTCAGTACCGACACCTGGTACAAATACTTCACCGAGTATACGGCCGAATTTTCCTCTTGAATCTTTATTGGATGTTTTAAGAACAACATGGCTAGCTGTTTCAATCTTATTTTTTAGATATGCTTTTGCCATTAATCCATATTTCTTTTCATCTAGATCTCTTGTTCTTGATTCTGGTGTATCTATTCCTAATAATCTTATTCTCTGCTTCTTTAACCATACTCCAAACCCTAAGTCGAAATCTACATCGATGGTATCACCATCTACTACTTTAACAACCTTAACTCTATATTCGTGCACTTTATCTCCTATACGGAGATAAATTATCTCCTATATGCTGACAGCGCCATTTTAGCGCTTAAACCATTGTACGTATTTGTATCAATAGTTTGTTTGATATGAGCTGGAAGAGTACCTTCCAAAATCATATCATTAACATCTTTAGCATTAGTATAGGATGCAGGCCATAGACATACATTATAACCTAAATCAATTGCAGATGCAATCTTTTTATTAATTATGTCTGACCTAGGCTCATTATCGTATACCAATGTTACCCTTTCTTTCACTACTTTTGGTACTTCACTCAGTGCTTGAATAATATCACTCCCGCATACAGCAAGGCTGTTAGGAATAAACATAGAGTCAAAAGGGCCCTCGAAGCAATAGATAGTTTTTGAGAAATCTATAGCGTCTAATCCGTAGATTTTAGGCCTGTTTTCATTAAGTAGTATAGTTATATATCGTATCGAATCTTTCAATATTGACCGACCTTGAAACCCAAAAAGAGTCTGATTTTCATCCATTAGAGGTATGATCACGCGAGGATCTTTCTTGGTATGCACGGGTAATTTATCGGGGATTAGCTCATTCGTAAACTCAACAAAATCGTTGGTATAGAATAATTTATGATGGAATGTTGTTGGTATCTGACGCTCGTCGATGAACTTCTTAGCACTATGATAATGCGGTAACTGTGAGATCTTATTGATCTTCTTTAGAGGCTGTATGCCTTCTACAGTACTAGTAGCTTTCACTGGTGCCTCAACGAAATCCTCTATGTCTCCCTTAGTATCCCCCTGTCTAAGCGCCTCTAACGAGTACTCCTTATACAATGTTGGGCTATGTTTCTTTAGGAAGGAGCGAAGGGCTACTGAATAGCCACAGTTATGGCATTTATATAACCATGTACCTTTTACTTGAAAAAAGTATCCTCTAGCTTTGAATTTGTGCTTAGTTGAGTCTCCACAATCTGGACATGATAGGTTATAAAGCGTGTCATTCTTACGCTTAAAGTTCCTGAATTGATTACTCATCAGGTTAATATATTTCGTGTCTAACCAAAGATCGCTCATACTATTATTATAGTAGCTTTTCGGCTTTAAGTCAACTGATTTTTAGGGTATCTATGATAGGCTTGATAAGATAATCAGTCTGGTAAGAGGAGGCGTTATCGTGATGATTTTTATGATTTCCTTCGCCTAGTGTAACCCAATTTACCCAAGAAGAGTTAATAGGTTCACCTTGATGATGATTGAGAACAATCAATATTTGTGATAAGAAGCTGTATGCTGTTGGCACAAGCCATAGATAAATTATTCCTTCTATATTATACATATTATATACTATTCCAGCATAGAGTGCAATGAGTATATACTTAGAATATACTAAGAATAGATGCCACTTATCTTTAGCTAGTCTACCAATAGCCATGCTCATTTTAAAATCGCCTGGATTATGGAATATAAAGAAAGCATTTTTCCATCCAAGATACTTAGTGCTGTGAATATCTAGCTCTGTATCTGAATGCTTGTGATGCTTTAAATGGATTGCAGCCCATTCAATAGGTGATTGCCATGTGCCAATAACACCAATTAAAGATAAAACTATCTCTGTTGGTCTATTTACTTTGAATTGTTTGTGTGAGAATAATCTATGCTGTGCTATTATCCAGCCAATGACGCTGAATATATATGAGAAGATTACTGTTGTGACTATCCATCCTGTGGAAGGAGGATAGAGTATAGATAAGACTATTGCTGGGATTAGGGTTAATTGTCCTAATGTCAGTATTGCAGCTTTTAATGTCTGCTTCATAATCTCTTACCCAAATAATTTACTAAAATCCGCCATCGATGCAAAGAATGCTATTACTAATATGCCGCCTGCTAGATACCATCTATAGGCTTCTAGTCTTTGCAGTCTCTTTCCAAGCTTATCAAATCTTACAGCTGCTCGCATCTCCAAGGCCTTGATTTCATTAATGACTTGTGTATCAGCTTTTATTGCATCTCGTCTTAATGATTCTATATCTTCATGGTTATGTTTTAGCGCATCCATCATTGATATCATGCGTTCATCTAATACATCTGCTCTGGCTTTATGTTCGTATGAGAGTTCTGCGATATCTTGTACGAGGGCATCCGTTCGAATAACCATTGTCTCGTTAAATCGTAATTCCCCAGCTACCTGTGAGATCCTTATATCCAACTGATTAATCTTTTCAGCTTGCGTCGCCATGAACTTCCCCGTTCTTAAATTATTTTTTATTTTCTGATTTTATGATCTTTTTGATAGCAAATACATAATTAGGGATGCCGTGGTCTACAATTCCATCAAAGAACTTAAATCTCTTCCAACTATTTATAATACCTCGGAAGAGGTCTTTCCACGTTGCCTTGGGAGCAACCACTCCATCTGAATTAAAGTATATCATAGCTCCGTGATGTCTATAGCCTAGCCATGCTGGAGGAATTCTTGTTATTATATCATTGTTGTTTTGAAATCTCATATGAGGAACTGTTACGTTCTTAATAAACTTAGGCCCTCCTACTCTTGGTGATCCGAATGTAAATAGTTCTTCAGTCTTAGAATATCGAGTTGTAGCAATTGTCGCCATCGCGGCTCCAAGTGAGTGGCCGCAGAAGTATACATCTTTTCTTACTTTTAATTGATCGTTGCTTTCTAGTTCAGCTAATATATCCATCCAAAGATCATCAACCTCTTCTTTGAATCCGGAGTGCACTTTACCACCAGCCAGTGCTGTCTGTTGCATTACTTTAAGGTCAGCTAGAACGTCGTTGAGTTTCGATGGCTCGGTCCCTCTAAATGCAAAGAACATATCTGTCCTGTCTTTTGCTATAAGTACTTCTGCATCACCTTTAGAGAGTAATTTCGCCCATGTAAAGCCGAGTTTCTTGGCCGCTGATACCGCAGGTCCGGCGCTCTTATATGCATATGCACTTAGTTGTGCTGCTATGAGGGCTCTTTCCCATTTTGTTTTAGAATCTTTTATGCGTCCTTTCGTCTGACGTGCCATTGTACTCTCCCATAAGATAGATGCTCTCTTCCTGAGCATGTCTATCATAACTTCTTCCGTTTATTGTTTTATCTTTACAGCCGCGCCCTTCGCGTCTACATCTCCCTCAGGAGTTTTTATTGTTACGTTGCGATAGTACACCACAACTTCTTGAACTTCTCTTATATATCTGCGAAGCTCTTGCATGTTATAAGCCATAAGCTCATAATCTTCAACTGATATAGCAAAGAATACTATATCACCATTGTTCTTTTTCTTTACGTCATCTAGAAACTGATCTAAATAAGTATAGCCATCAGGCCAATCGTTCTCTTTTCCTAAATCACATACCCATACATCGTCTATCTTTTGTCTAGGTCTTTTACCTTCTTCATTCTTTACGCATGGATTAGCAATCTTGGCTGTAGACACTACATGCCATTCTGGATCTTTTAAATTAATAGCTCTGGGCATAGTAGGTTGAATAATTTCAATCTCTATCGGTGCCGAGGTTATTGTTATAGGAGCGGTACCTCCCTTAAATAAACTACAACTAGTTGTTAGGATTAATATCGGCGCTAGGATCATCCAGCGTGTCAAGTTCTTTACTATCATTTTCTATACTCCTAAAGACGGATGATGTAGCATCATTCGCTCTTGTTTCAATCAGGCCAGGTTTAGCTATTGCTAAGTTATTTAGATTATGTCTTCTAAATATATCCAAGTACCCATTCATTTCTTCTTCTATAATTGCATTTTTAGAAGCTAACTGATTTAAGGCTGCACCTTGTTTTTCATAGCTCTCTTTTATTACTGCGATTGCTTCTTCTTGTTGTTTAACAGCAACTTCTAATTGCATGTTATTAAATTGTAGCGTTTGGTTTTCGCTGTATAACCACCAGCAACCTAAGCCTAAAATTAATATAATTGCTATAAAGAATTGATTCATGACCCATTCTCAGCTATATAATCTGCTAGGTCTTTTACTGTTAAAATTAACTCTGCATCTTCATCAGGAATTTGTATATCAAACTCCTCTTCAACATCCATTATTATTTCAACTACGCTTAAGGAATCAGCTCCTAAATCTTCTACAATTAAAGAGTTATCTTTAATCTGCTCTTCCTGAACATTTAGTTTGTCCTTTAATATGTCTATTATACTCATCGTAATGTCTCCGTCATGAAGTCCATAGGAGTTGCAGTCTTGAGCTCAACTATGGTTCCTGTCATGGTTTTAAACCGCATATGTTTAGCAGTTTGTTTATAAAATTTGCGTACTTCAAATTTCTTCTCTAGTACGTCAATAATCTCACCTTCAGAATTATACTGATTATGAGATACGTAAAGGTTCTGATGTCTCTCAAATAGACCTAGAATCCAATACCATGCTCGTCTGATCTTATGTCCAATGGCGCGAAAGAAGTTCTTAATGCGAGCCATTATGTTGCTCCACCAAGATTTCGGTCTTTCTTCCAGTTTAGAACAGGCTTCTTTTTAAGCCCAACTTTTGATCTCAATTTATTACCTATCGCTCTCTTCTTTTCTGAATACTCAGGTTCGAATTGTGCTAGGAAGCTTTCTTCGGCTTCTTGGCTTTGGATTTCGCAGAACTCTTCGAAGTTGATGAAGGCTGCTTTGCGCCCGCCTTTTGCTTTTTCTTTGTATTTCTTTTGGGCTTTGCGGGAGACTTTGACGTCGTCTTTGCCTGTGTAGCCGCCGCCTGCGATGTGGCCGCCGGTGTGGTTTGCGATGACGATTCCTGCGTCTTCGCTGAGCTCGGACTCTCGTACGTGCTCAAATAATTCCATAAATTCTTTATCCAATTCAACATTTTCTATATCCTCATATGTTTTTTCATTCCAGTCTTCTTTAAGTAAGTATAGTGCAGCAGCGTAACTCGCTAGCTTAGTCTTACCACCTGGAATTTTACCTAAAATCCTCTTAAGCTTTAAAACTAAAAGGTCCATTTTCGTGAAAGATTGTCTTTCAGCGATCTTGTGTCGATCTTTTGCTTTGATAAGAATATTACCCTTATCATCAATAACGCCAGTCTTATACGCATCCCAACTTTTAAAGGGAGTGGCTAGTCTTTTGATAAAGTGGTAAACTACAAATAAGCTTACTACACCTTCATTTAACTCAACTTTCATATTTTAACTCTTTGTTTAAAATCTCGACAACTCTTATATCTGGTTTAATATAATCAGTTGTTATATTCTGAGGTGGTAACCCTATTTGGTAAACTACCTCTGGTACTCTATTTAGGAAAAGTAAGAAGGGTAAAAGCTCAGCGTAGTAGTCATCTAGCTTTAAAAACAACAGTCTAGTACCTGCTTCTTGGCCAAATTGATTGTATATAACAATAATATGATTGAGAATCAATCTATATTTTAAGTTACCAGTCTCTCTGTATTTGTTGAATAGTCTTTTAATGTATTTGAAGCGTTTCAAATCATCATAAAATTCTACTATATCTGAGCATGACGGGTTGTCGTAATGCTTAGCTGCATACAAGGATGCATTCGCGTTGTTCAATAATTCCATATCATTCATAATTAACTATTCCTCATTTCCTAATTATATTTAGGCGGACTAGATTAGAATGCTGATAGGGCGACTTTTTTGATCTCTGTGTTTGATACTGCGACATAAATATAGGACGTGTCATAGAAGACGTCGCCGCCTTTGACTTCAAAAGTAGAGTTAACATATGAGCTATTCGATGGAGTAGCAACTGTATTAAAGTTTAATTTCTTAACTCTCGCTGTGTTGTATTGAGGATTCTGAATGACAGAATCGTGGGATGATGATATAGTTATTGTTGGCTCACCGTTAGCATTTACTGTTGAAGTACCTTTTATAGATCCATCAAAAGAGAATCTAAGAGTAGATGCATTGGCTGTTGTTGTAGCGTTTGTAGTTGTTGTTGTTAGCGTATTAGTATATGGAGCTACGTTCAGCTGAGACGCAACGTCTGCAGATGTAACCATATACTTATTGATCACAGGTGCATTCAATGAGATCGTTAAGGTGTTACCAGAAATACTCGCACTTACCGAGTTAGATCCAGTCGTACCTAATGACCCAAAGAAATTATTTACTGTTATCTTTTTGGTTTCAATGCTACTCGAATTCGCAACATTATCTACTATCATGATAATATCGTCGCCTGTCGCTGCTGTGACCGCAGTTAGCTCACTTATCTTAGTAGCCATAATTTAAACCCTTATTAAGAATCTGCAAATTCAGTATCGTCTGCTTGGTCGCCAGTAATTGAAGAACCAGCTACAAGAGTTTCATACTGCACTCTCCCATTTCTTCCACCTGTACCTGCAATACGTCTTACCCAGCCAGCATGACCTGCTCCGTGAGTAACACCTACCTCAGTAGTATCTACACCAAAGACTTCAGATGGTTGACCTGATCCTTTAGTTTTTGGTACTTCTGAGAACGTTATTGAAATTGGCTTCTCGGATAATGTGTAAGCTGTTCCTGCTGCATTAGCTGTAATTGTGCCGCCTGCTGTACCACTAACCACATGCAATGATGTAGTATTAGTAATGCTGCTAACTATATAATCGCTTCCGATTTTAATATAATCATTAACAGCTGTTTCCGTGGTAAAACTTGTGCTTACGCCTGTTACAAGACCATTAGCAAACAATCGGACTGTACCCGATGCTGTTTTGCTGTCTTTATTTCCCCATAATGCCATAATTTTCTCCTATTGTAACTATTTAGCTATTTAATTGCCTTTGCCACTCTTTTAAAATGGTCATGACTTTTTATTCCTACGCGTAGCATTCTCTTTTCTCTCGGTGTTCTTTGAGGATGATCATGCCAATCTAAAACTTTTTTAATGTGATCTGGATGCAATTCATGATGTTTATTTCCTTTGGAATCTCCCGTATGAAATTTCACCTTTTTCTTGCCGCCTAAATCTTGAGCATTACGTAGTTGCATGACTATGTGATCGTCTGCACCTGTGTGTCTGTCTTTAGAATTAATTACGGACTTTCTTGAATATGCTTCTTTAAAATCTCCAAATGAAGCTATTTCTACCTTCTTATCATTTACTAAATCAAAAGCGTTTGACTTTAATATATTTAGCAAATTTCCTTTTAAGGTACTCTCTGTTTGCTCAAACTTTCGCGAGTTGTTGTGGCCACTTCCTCCATATTTTCTATCGTGATGAGGCGAGTCACTTTTGTTAGCAGGATAGAGCGGGTCATGTTTACCATCGATTTGATAGTCTTTAGGGCGTCTTGCGTGTTGCTTTTTCAGAGCTGCAGTCTTTCCTTTCTTGGATTCTATTGATCCTTTTGCATGACTTTTGTACATACCAGGCCCTGTCTTCGAAGTGTTGTGTGGAGTATCATCTGTATTATCAGATGAATATCTCGCTTTAAATACTTGAGCAGCAGTAGCTTCGGTTGCAACTTCTTCTTTTGCTTGATAAATCCCTTTCTTTCTTTTGTCGATCTTAGTATCGTGATAGTTAATAATGGAAGCAGGCGGCTGTTTCCTTGCCCTATGCTGATCTGCAACCTTTGTTCTGAGCTTTATTTCTTTACTTGCTTTCTTAACATACCTTTTTTTCAACAGACTTGAAAGCTCTGTTACATAGTGATCCATGTCTGAGTTTATTTCTTCTTTATTAACAGCATAATTATCATTTTGATCTTTGACTGGGCTATTTAAATTACTTCTAGCTTGAGCAACACCTTTTCGTCTCTTGTTATCTTTATCTTGTGGCAAAGAGGATAAACCTGGTTTTAATCTAGTTTTTTCTCTTCGAGTGATCTCTTTATTAGCTTTCGTAATGTATCGCTTCTTCATGTCATCTGAGATCTCATTTACTTGCTCAGTTTCTTCTTTATTAAGTCTTGCATTAGCATCCTTAACAGCAGCACCCATATTCTTTTTAATTGTTTGAAGATCTCTAGCTTTCTTTTCTTTGTTCATCATTCTGTGCATCTTGATAAGCTTATCTTTATCGTTATTTGTTAATGAATTCCAGCTTTCGAATTGATTAGGTAGATCGCTTTCTTCCCATTCTAGTTCTTCTAAATCTTCGATAGTTGCTTCTGCTACTCCGCCTTCTCCAGCGTCGACGTCATCTGTGTCATCTACTTTCTTAGACTTCTTACCTTTTAATTTAGGTCCGGCATCCTTGCCGTCTTGTTGCTCTTCTTCATCTTGAGAAGGCTCTTTATCAGCTTTCTTTTCAGCTAATATATCAAATCCTTCGATTGTTTGTCCAACAACCTCAGTAATGTCTTCTTTAGGCTCTTCAGCTTCTACTACGGCGACGGGCGCCTGATGCATTTTCTTATAAGTTTCTGCTAAGTTCATATTTACTCCTGAGTCTCGCCTGCATTAAGCTTAGCCAGGAAATCAATATCTTCTTGACTTAAAGTATACTTCTCTTCTTTTGTAGCCTTAGGTCCAGGAATTCTATCTCCTAGTTTCTTCTTCATGCCCTGATATTCTTTATTAGCTGCAAAGTCTTTCTTAGTAGGCTTAGATGTTGCTTTACCATCAGCTCCTATGAAACCAGGAACCATTGTAGCTTCATTAGCATGCTTTAGATGTTTCATGGCTACTGGATGATCAGACAATCCTGGATGAATCTTATCCATAACTTTTGCAGCGCTTGAATAGTTACCGCCTTTATATCTCTTATCAAAAGCAATACCTTTAGCTTGCTTTAAATGCTTTTTCGTAATAGCTTCTGAAGCTTCTTCTTTACTATCTTCTTGAGCATTGCATTCGCATGATTCACAAGTTGCAGGACATTTACACTCTGAAGCAGGGGTGTCTTTTCCACAACAATCAGCAGAACACATTTTAGGTGCATCTGCTTCTTCACTAATGTTATCTTCTTCGTTTAGAGCAACAGTCTGATTAAGTCCGTTACCGGATCCATATAGCTCTCTTACATTCTTAGCCATATATACGTCTGCGTGCTTTCTGAAGTCTGTTCCGTGGTCTTTACGTTCGAAGCTCTTAACTTTTTTTCCAGCTTTGTTATAAACGTGCGCGCCTTCATTGTCGAACTTCATGGTTGGTCTTGTTTCTAGTATCGAGGATACTGAAGCTAGTAACTTATCTGAAAATTTCATAGTGGTCCCTTTGTATTTTATACTTTTATTTAGCTATTTTAAACACTCAATTCTATAAAGGATTAGGGAAATCATCAAAATTGAATATTTCCTCACCTGAGCTGTGTTTCATCATAGCATCCGATACCCAGCATCCTTCTTTCCAGTATCCATATTCAGGTATATTAGCAGGAGGCAGTATCTCACCTGTGTTAATCCAATGCAGTATGAAATTAGCATTTGCTGTATGAGCGTCATAAGGAATATGATTAAAGTGTCTATGGAATAATAGATTAGATAGTGATGGGTTCGGTCTAAATGGCTTTGGTGCATTTGGATATTTTTCATAGAAAGCTCTTTGCCAAGCCTTTATTTCATCTCTCCATGAACCTGCAAACATAATAGGACATGGTAGAACTGCTCTCTTAGAGTCTTTAACAGCTCCATTAGCATAGTCACCATAATTAACCATTAACAACACGTTTGGTGCTTCCCAATCAGCTGTAAATAGATCCCACCGTCTTGTTAAGAATTCTTTTGTAACATGTCTTGCATATTGTTGAGCGTATTGAGCATATGCAGATTCAAAATTAGGAGAGCTTTGAGGATCTCCATGATGAAAGTCATCATGCAGCATGGCGCGCCAGCTACCGGTGAATTGTGACTCAATGAAGTCAATTCTATTAGGACTTGGTACTTTGATTACATGATAATCAAATTTATCTTTGTTTTCTTGTAAGGTCTTATCAACATGCATTAACCCTACTGTTGATTCTCCGAACGATGTTACTTCATGCCCAGCAGAACGTAATATGTTCTGATAACATTTTTGTGTATCTTCTTCTGTTTTTGTCTCGTCAACTGCGAGTGTGAGTTTCCATTGATTTTCATCAACTGTTGAATCACCGTGTAGTGCGATTGTCGCCATTATATTTCTCCGAAATTCACCTGGGCTTTTTTAGGGCCCAGAGATGTAAGACATTATTAACTTTCTGTTTTGACTAAAGTATAAATTCCATAAGCGAGTCCTGCCCATGCTAACCACTTAGCAAGTCCGCCCAATAATATAACACTTCCACAGATTATGACAATTGTCATACCATCAAGAGTTGTTCGCTCTTTTACTACTTTAGATAGCCATGCTTTTATATTCATAAAACATTTCTCCTATATCTGAGGTAATTCATCTACCTCTTCCACTATATTTAGGCGCACTAAGACTCGTAAATGAAATTACTTGACTTTTTAGCCATGGTTTCAAGGTAATTCATTATGTCTTTTTCCACCCAATGTTTTGATTCTTTACTGTCTTTAAACAGCGGATGGTACATATTGGACCATGCTGTTAGGTCTTTAAACACATCAGCTTGTGCTATAGAAACCTTTGTTAGGTTATATTCTAAATCTAAGTCTGGGTTGGCCATCCATTCCCGTAATTGATCAGCTAATATCTTATGGCCTGTGTTAGTAAGATGTTTTTGATCTGTATCAACTTCACCGCCAAAAGCTAAACCAAAGCATATCGGGAAAGTTCTTGTAGCCCAATATACAATAAAGGGGGCATCGTTTGTATTATATGTCTCTAGATAAGATCCATCCTCAGCCCAATTGAATATAAGACGTCTATCTATTGAATCATATGTACGCTTTATTATAGGATGGAGGACTGATGCATCTTTAAAGTTTGACATATTATCTACTGTCCAGCATCTATAATTGATATCTTTAGCTGCACACATCTCTTGTACTGCTTTCATATATCCCATTGTTTTATTTAAATGGCGGTTGTATTGATTAAAGATATCTTTATCATCTAGTGGAGGGGTTTGGTTGCGGGTGAGCTGATTCTTTTCGTATTTTAAGAATACTGCAGGCCGGTCATGAAGCCTGACAGCGAACCTCTCAGCGTGAGACCACTGTATAAACACATTAGAATCTGAATCAAGATTATTATAGTTACTTATAAACGTCTCGAATATAGCATCATTTGATCTAGCGATCTGTGAATAATCATCACAGGAACCATCAGCAAGTTGACGTGGCCAAGCGTAGTTTTCAATACCTGGGAAAGGTTTTATTAAAGCTTGTTTTGGGAGCATGTGCCCCCTTGTATAGGAGCACCCATCAAAGTACCATTTCATAATATAACCTGAATTTAAATTTAGCTTTTATTCCACAGGTGCGGTTTGCCTATTCCTGATCCATCTGCATGTGGTACACCATCTACAGCAACTGCAAATGTTAGTACACCATTACCCTGACCTGGAGTAGCTAATTTATATTTCTTAGTCAGCATTGGTGTGCCGATTTCTCCAGCGCCTGCATCTTCTGTATATTGTCCTAGGCCAGGTTTGCTAGTCTTTTTCCATTTTGCTTTATATTCAGCTGTTTGTCTTTCTGGATGTTTCTTTCTTGTTTTAGGATTTTCTGCATCAGGATGTCCTTGAGATACTGTATAAGCTATTCCTGTAGGACCTCTGCCTTTTTCTTCAAATATTTCTTCATAGTCGCTGAAGAATGATTTCATAAATGTATCAATATTTTCGTTAGCTTGCTGATTCTTCTTAGGATCTTTAGCTGCGTTTCTGAAATATTTCTTAACATCTGATATTTGAGCTCTCTCAATACCGATGATATTCTTCTCTGGTGACTTCAGAACCTTCCTTAACTCAGCTCTGATCATTCCAGCGCCTTGCTTATCCACGTAAACAGCTGGCATTCCTTTAATGTCAACCTTCCAATAGATTTCAGCTAGCATTGCATCTTCAAATGCTTTATTAGCTTCTTCAACTTTGA